CGAGTACATAGGTTATTAATTATGGCTAAGACTCCAGCATGGCAGCGTAAAGAAGGCAAGAGTCCTACCGGTGGCTTAAACGCTAAAGGTCGTGCTTCTGCTAAAAAAGAAGGCATGAATCTTAAGGCACCACAACCAGAAGGTGGTTCACGAAAGAAGTCTTTCTGCGCCCGTATGAGTGGTATGAAAAAGAAACTGACTTCTGCTAAAACAGCCAATGACCCAGATAGCAGAATTAATAAGTCATTAAAAAAGTGGAAATGCTAATGGACTCATTAATGCAATTTTGGAACGCTGGGCTAACTTTAGTGCTTGGTATTATTGGATTTTTTGTTAAAGAAAAGTTTAATGAAGTTGACCGTATTCAAGTTCTTTTAAATAAAACACGTGAAGAAATGGCTCGTGAGTATATTACTAAAACTGAAGTTCGCAGCGATATGGAACAGATTATTGCTAGATTTGATAAACTAGAAGCTAAACTAGACCGCTTTATTGAAGGACACAAATAATGCCATACGAAGAAACTGGGGCTGAAAAAGTAAAGCGTAAAGCTTACGAAAAAGCCAATAAAGAACGTGGTATTGAACAAGAAGCAAAACGTGACTATAAGCTTTTTGGTACTACAGAACAGAATATCCCTAATGTAAATCCTATGGGCGATGTTGTAACTCCTGCTGCTGGTATGAAAAAGGGCGGTAAAGTGTCTTCAGCATCTGCTCGTGCTGATGGCTGCTGTGAGCGTGGTAAAACTAAGGGGCGCTTTGTATAATGCCAAGTGTGTCTAGAAAGCAGCATAAATTAATGGAGGCGGTTGCTCATAATCCAGCATTCGCTAAGAAAGTAGGTATCCCTCGCTCTGTCGGTGAGGATTTTGTAAAAGCCGATAAGGGCAAAAAATTTAAAAAGGGTGGCGACATGAAAGAAACAATGGGTCCACGCAATATGTCTAAAGACGTAGAAGCTGGTTCAAACAAGCATCGTAAATTTGGTCAATCTGATGTTCAAAAACGTGGTTTAACCCGTGGCATGAACTTAGGTGATACTGGTAAAGCAGAGCCAATCGAATCTGAAAAGAACATGAAGTCTTATGAGGCTTCCATGAAAAAAGGCGGTAAGGTTAAAAAGATGGCTGCTGGTGGCGTAACTAAGTTTCCAGTTGAAGCTGGTGAAATGGCTTTATCCAAAACAGGCAATCGCCCTCATGGAGAACATCCAGACCAATTAAAAGGTCATACCCGTGCAATGATGCCTAAGATGTCTGGTAACGATATTGGCACTGGCTCACCTGTAAATACCAAGAAAAAAGGCGGCACAGTTAAGAAGATGGCTTCTGGCGGTACTGCATCATCTCGTGCAGATGGTATCGCACAACGTGGTAAAACCCGTGGTAAATATTGTTAATAAAGGAAATACTATGAAAATCGACCATCCACCAATCTCTAAAGATATGCAAGCTGAAGAGCATATGATTTACCCAGAACACATGGAAAAACACCATGGCGGCGACGGACACAAGCAACATCACGAGCATTACAAAGCTCACGCTGCTGGTCACAAACTCCATCACGAGCACGTAAAAGCTATGTGTGGCGGCGGAATGGCTAAGGGCAAAAAGAAATGATGCCAAGCCGTGGAATGGGTGATATTAGCCCATCCAAAATGCCTAAGAAAAAGGTTATTCATCGCACGGATAATCCGGATGATGTTGACCTTTACGCAAAAGGCGGAGAAGTTTGGGATAAGCCACGTCCAAAAGGATTAGGAAAACCCAAGAAAATGTCTTCTGAAAAGAAAGCTAAAGCCAAAGAAATGGCTAAAGCGGCTGGCAGACCTTATCCCAATTTAGTCGATAACATGAGAGCAGCGAGGAAAAAATGAGTTTATTACAACACTTTGTAGATGAAGCAGAACATGTATTGGATATTATTAAAAAATCTATTAAACATGAGGTTCAATCTTTTGGTGCTGCACATCCAACCACAGAAGCTTTATTAAAGACTTTAGAAGCCCATTTAGAGCCGGCTCCTGTAGTGCAAGCAGTTCCTGTAGAATCAACCCCAGAAACTCCTACACAAGCGAGTTAAAAATGGCTGAAAAGTGGATACAAAAGGCAATTAAAAAGCCCGGTGCTTTACGCAAAGAGTTAGGCGTCAAGGAAGGCAAGACTATTCCTGCCAAAAAACTAGCTTCCGCTGCAAAAAAACCCGGCAAATTAGGGCAGAGAGCTAGACTGGCTGAAACCCTTAAAGGCATGAAGAAATAATGGCATATACCAGTGGTAATTCTACATTTAACCTTGACCTCACTGAACTTGTCGAAGAGTCATTTGAGAGATGTGGCTCGCAATTACGCACTGGATATGATTTAAAAACCGCCAAGCGGTCTATTAATCTTTTAACCATTGAGTGGGCTAACCGTGGTATCAACTTTTGGACAGTTGAAGAAATCTCTATTCCATTAGTTTATGGTCAAGCACTATACCCAGTTGGGGCGGATACGATTGATATTTTAGATTTGGTTACTAGAACCAATAATGCAAGCGCATCTAATCAGCAAGATATCAATTTAAACCGTATTTCAGAGTCTACTTACTCTACTATTCCTAATAAATTGACATACGGACGTCCAATTCAAGTTTGGTATAACCGTCAAACTGGTAACTCTAATGTTTATACGGGCGTCACTTTAGCGGCTTCATTGACCCCAACGGCAACTACAATTACCCTTAGCTCTACATTTGAAATGCGCTCAACTGGATTTATCCAGATTGACAATGAAATCATTGGATATGTCAATATTTCAGGTAATCAGCTATTAAACTGCTATCGTGGTCAATATAATACTGTAGCGGTGTCTCATAGCGTCGGAGCGCCTATTTATGACCAGCAATTACCATCTTTGGCAGTATGGCCCACCCCAGATAACGGGACGACCTATACGCTTGTTTATTGGCGTATGAGACGTGTTCAAGATTCTGGAACGGGTACTTATGTCCAAGATATCCCATTTAGATGGATTAACTGTTTGGTTGCTGGACTATCTTATTATCTTTCTATGAAGATTCCGGGAATTGATATTCAGCGCGCTATGGGTTTAAAGCAAGAATATATGACTCAGCTTGAACAAGCTATGGAAGAAGATAGAGAGGATGTGTCTATTCGATTTGTGCCACGCAATCTGTTTTATGCGAGGTAAGTAATGCCAACACGGTATGCTTCAGCTAAACACTCAATAGCCGAATGTGACCGCTGTGGTCAACGTTTTAAGTTAGTACAATTAAAAAAACTAACCATTAAAACAAAGTTGGTAAGTATTAAGGTATGTCCAGAGTGTTGGGACCCAGACCATCCTCAATTAAGATTGGGTATGTATCCGGTGAATGACCCTCAGGCGGTAAGAGAACCAAGACCAGATATTAGTTATTATGCTTCTGGAGTAAATGGTTTACAGATACAACAGGGCGGAAACACTTCTGTTACAGAAGCTGGATATCCTGAAGGTGGTAGTAGAGTATTTCAGTGGGGCTATGCTCCCGTTGGAGGCTCTAGTGGTTTTGATAGAAACCTTACTCCCAATTATTTAGTTGGGAACGGTAATATTAATTCAGTAACAATAACAGTAACTTAGGAGTTAAAAATGGCAAAGATGGAATCAAAAAAAGCAGATATGAAGCAAGATAAAGCTATGGCTGATAAGGAAATTAAAAAAGCTATGAAGCAGCACGATGCTCAAGAGCATAAAGGTGAACACACCAAGCTCAAGCTCAAAAAGGGCGGCATGGACGCTAAGAAAATGGCTAAAGGTGGTGTAACCCAAGCAAACTTGCGTAGCATGGGTCGTAATATGGCTCGTGTAGCTAATCAAAAGTCTTCTTCAAGAGGTCGTTAATATGGCAATCGCAAAAAATGTAAAGCCAACAACCAAGAATTCTTCAAAAATGGTAGTTGGTAAAAATCGTGATGACAAACCAGCAAGTGACTATGCCCGTCCACACACAATGGCAGGAAAGTCTATTGACGGTACAGAAGTAATGAAGGATGGCGAATATGGCAGAACTAAGTCAGCCAAAGACGCATCTATTAGCGACCCATTAACAAATGGCGTTGCCTATGGAACCGGTAAAGTAAAAACTGAAGGTCTTGAGACCCGTGGTAATGGTGCGGCTACTAAAGGTCGTATTGCTAGAGGACCGATGGCGTAATGAATTACGAGACCCTGCTAAACAATATACAGACATACGCTCAAACCAATGAGCCTACGTTTGTTGCTAATATTCCGTTCTTTGTTGAGCAGGCTGAAACTCGTATATACAACTCGGTTCAAATTCCATCATTGCGTAAAAACGTTACAGGAACATTTAGCTCTGGCAACCAGTATTTAACTTTGCCGTTTGACTGGTTAGCCACGTATTCTATTGCTGTAATTGATTCTAGCGGTAATTACACTTATTTATTAAACAAAGATGTCAACTTTATTCGTGAAGCGTATCCTAATAATGGCTCAACATCTTGGACTATGCCTAAGTACTACGCTATTTTTGGTAGTTCTACTTCTAATGTTAATGAGCTAACCGCTATTGTTGGTCCTACTCCTGACTCGTCTTATAGCACTGAGTTACATTATTTTTACTATCCAGTGTCAATTGTTCAAGGCGTTACAGCTACTTTAAATGCCACTTTTACCGCAGGTACTTTATATAGCCCCGGCTTATATCAAAATATTTCAATGACTGGCGGTTCTGGTTCGGGCGCTACTTGTGATATTTTAGTCAACGGTAGTGGCAACGTAGCAACTGTCACCTTACAAAATGGTGGTAGTTTCTATCAGGCTGGAGATGTATTAAGCGTAGCCTCAGCCGATATTGGCGGTACAGGCTCAGGATTTACCATTAGCATAGCAACTGTTAATAACGCACAAGGTCAAAGCTGGCTTGGTGATAATTATGACCCAGTACTATTTTATGGCGCTATGCGTGAAGCAATGCTGTTCCAAAAGCAGGAACAAGACATTATCAAGTATTATGAAGATAAATTCCAAGAAGCTCTTGCTGAAATGAAACGTCTTGGCGATACTTTAGAACGTGGCGATGCTTATCGTGAAACGCAAACAAAATTACCATATAGCAAAGCATAATGCCAATAGTTCAAGGTCAAACCACCTTATTTAAAGCCAACATTTTGTCAGGTTTGGAGAACTTTACCCTGAGTTCTCCTTATACCTATAAGATTGCTTTATATAATGCGAACGCTAATTTAAACAATACAACTACTGCCTATACCTCAGTAAATGAGTCAACTGGTAGCGGATATACGGCTGGAGGACAGATTTTGACAATCTCCAACCCGCCAACCCAAGATACAGCGAATAACATTGCTTTTATCTCGTTTAACAACGTTATTTGGACCGGAAGCATTACCGCAAGGGGTGCGTTGGTTTATAATGCAACCACTGGGGCGGCTTGCTTTATTTTGAATTTTGGCAGCGATATTACAAGCGCAAATTCATTTACAGTAACATTCCCAACCCCAACATCAACAACAGCAGTACTGACAATTAGTTAAGGAGTTTTACATGGAAAAATCGAATATTGGAGACATCAGTACCGCTGCGGTAACTCGTGGTGCTGGCTCTGAAGAGTTCTTGGGAATCCAAGGATATTATGACGTTAAATGCTATGACAAAGATGGCAATCTCAAGTGGGAAGAAAAAGCTCCTAACTTGGTGACTGCCGTTGGTAAAGGAGCATTGTTTGATTATTATTTTGGTGCAACTGGTACTGGTGGAGGTACTGCTTCTGGCGCTAACTATCTTGGATTGGTAGGCAGTGCTTCTGCAACTGCTAACTATGTACAGTCTGACACAATTTCTAGCCATACTGGTTGGATTGAAGTGGGCGGTACAAACGCTCCAGCTTATACTGGTAACCGTCAATCACCAAACTGGTCTGCTGCAACCAATAACGGTTCTGCATCTCCAAGCAATATCGTATCTAAAGCTGCTTCTGCTTTAACTTTCTCGATGACAAGTTCAGGCACAGTATTTGGTTGCTTTATTAACTCTGGCGCAAC